AAAGCCTGAGTAAGATTGTATCCTGAAGGATTTGCTGTGTAATCGTAGCTTGATCCTTGTGCTAAAAGAGCGCCGTTGGCATAGATTTCCACCGACTCAGGATTGTTCGGGTAAACATACGAAAGAGCGCCAGCAATTGAGTAGGAAACAGTGTTGACCACGTTAGAAGCCGGGACGCCAAAATTGTTCTCGGTAAACATAATGAACGTCATTTTCCCGGTGACAGGCGCAGGAAAACCTCCAACAGTATTCCCTGTAAGGTCGTAGTCAATTTCGTTGATTTGAACACCGTTCACATAGATCATTTCAAAACCATTGCGAACAGTGAAATTGGTAGGCGTCACAGAGTTTGCGGAAGTCAGGTCAACCGAATACCTGCTAAATGGCGTGTAAGTCGATCCAGCAGCACGTTTCCTGTACGCATTGAATCCAGTTGTCGCACCAGCAATGTTGGTCGTAAACACAATCGTTTTTGTCGATGTGTTAACAGACTGAACTGTGTATGTGGATGGTGTATCAGTGGGAGCAGGCTGATTTGCCGCAAAACACAACAGATCACCCGGCAAAACATTTTGGTACAACGGCTCAAGATATGTAATCGAGTTAACCGTGCTAGACGTAATTGCAGCGTTAATGTTTTCGTAGTATTGGTCAGTGCTAACTGCCCTCATGTTGAACACAACAATTACTTCACCAGCAGCGCATGGATTTGTAAATGTAAAGTTCGTTGTCGTTTCTGTGTATTCAGACGTATCGACAAGAACGCCATCGCGGAACACAAAAATGTTCCCAACAACATGGTTTATTGCAAATACAGTTTGGCCTGCTGTTGCACTAAAAACTTGCTCTGTGTAAAAGAAATCATCTGGCTGTGTAAAGCCAACCACGCGACCATAAATGTCTACGGTCAGTGTGGCAGCATCAAATGTTTTGGAATACACGCCAGAGCCAAAGTTCAAGAACTTCTGAAGCGACACCACCATTGAACCTTGGGTGTTGTTTGTCACGCTCAAAAGACCGTCAGCAGAACTAACAGCAGTCGTTCCTGCTTTGGTAAGCTGACCCGTGCGAAGGTCAAGGTCAATGTAGTTCTGGCCGTCTTCCAGAGCGCCCCAAACAGACGAGTCATACACGGATGTTTCTGTCGGAACGAATGCGCCACCGAGGTTAGAGAATCCAGCATTTCCAACGGCAAAGCTAAATTTTCTGTTTGTTCTGTTGGCAATCAGCAGATAGTTCAACGATCCAAAACTGCCTTCGTACCATGTGTAGTCAGCAGGGTTTGTGCTGCCGTTGGCCGTAGAGTTGTTAAACAGGCCATAGTACGATTTGTTGCGCGGGTTTAAGCTAAACCCAGAAGTGCCAGTTGCGTTGTCGGCATAAGCCACAGCAAGCCAACGTTCGGTGTACTGGAAAGTCGTTGGACGCCACTTGAACACAGTCGATGCAGGCGAGTATTCGCTGTTGGCAATTGGATTAACCAGACGGGCAAACAGATACCAATCGCCAGCAGGAATAGCAAGGTTGACCGTGGGAAGTGTCTGACCGGCAGAAAACGGCACACCATTGCTGGGGAGCGCAGTCGTGCCGCCAAGCAGCCGCTGAGTCGCTGTTGGGTTGGGGAATGCGGAATACCAAACTTCTGCGTATGTCGCAAAGCTCGATCCACTCATGTAAGGCTGCACGTTGAAGCTCGGCACAACAGCAGACGGGAAGCTAGACACGACAACAGGCGCAGGAACCGGGCCAAAGTAAGACGGGTCAGGAAGGTCAGTATTTGGCGCAGGAACGTACTTGGTGATGTCCTTGTCGTCGTATACCTGAGCGTTGTATTCATTCAACTCAAGCGATGCACCAAGATTGCCATCAGGCAAAGATGCCTCCGACACACGCATCACACGGAATGGCTTGTTTGACCATCCATAAGACGAGTTAGTCACAGTGACAACATCGCCAGCATCAACCTGAATTCCGACATAGGCGGTGTTGAAGCTGACAATCAGGTCTTCACGAGCCTGCTCAAGCAAACGTGTAGCAAGGTACTGAGCCTGCACAGAATCATTGGTCATGGCAAGCTGTACGGACTGCTTGTTGATCGGCTCGTTTGGATACAGCAACTCTGGCGGAGTTTCGTAATACACAAAATCCGACTGGTCGCGGTTTTGACCGCTTGGGAACTCTGCCTCGACTTGATTGATGCTGCTCGTAATGTCGTAGGCACTGACGCGAATTTCACCAATGATGGAGTCGTCGTCAAAAGCGTAGGATGGCGACTCTGCCTTGTTTATGACAACGCTCCATTTGCCTTTAGCTGCGTTGTATTGGTTCCACGAGTCGCAGACAATCATGATGGAGTTGATGTTGTTCAGGCACGACTGACCTGTGTCAATCACTCCATTGATGCGGTAGCGCGGCTGATATTGAATGCCAGAACCGGGCTGTGTGTACGGAATGGTTGAATCAGAATATGTGTTCAAAGCCGTAGCCGATGCGGAATCAACCAAATCGACAGGCATTGCGCAACCATATTTGTCGTTCGTCAGATAGTCATACCAAACGTCACCCGGCTTGGCGCATCCAGCATTGTTAAGGTAATGGCTGACACGGTAGGTCAGCGTCTGCATGTTCGTTGTTTCGGCTTCGCGGTTGTAGTTCATCTTGACGATGGCAAACGCAAGGCCGTTCATTTGACGGTTGGAAGGCGACCAGCGAAGTTCAAACGGAATATCGGAGCCTCCCATAAAAGTAGATGGAGCAGAAGCACCGTTGGCAGAAGAAATTACGCCCGACTGCGTAGAGGTATAAAGCGCAATAAAAAGATTGCCACTGACCTTGGTATCAACGTTTCCTGCCCCGTCAGTCAGACTAACAACTTTGGTTCTGTCTGTTGCGTCAAGCGTAATTTTGCGATCACCCCAATACATTTCATCCAGATTGAACGAAAACTGACCATTGGGGCTGATATGCGAAATGACCAATGCGTAGTACATGGTCTTGGCGTCTGTACTCAATACAGCGTCAATGAATGAGCCTCCAAGGTAAGCGTCACCGTAAACAATTGGAATGCTATTGGTAGATGACGGAGGAACCTGTTGGCGGACACCGTTATCAACGGCTTGTCCGCTGCTCATGTCAGGCGCAAATGCGCGAGACAAAACCTGCGACACAGCAAAGTTAATAGCAAAAGCTGCGGCGGTCATGCCCCATGTGAAAGCCGCAACAGCAGTATTTGTTATTGCGGCAACAATCAATGACCCGACCATTTTTATTCCTTCACGAAACTAGCGCCGACAGCTTTGTATCCGCGCTTCATGTAATTTATCAGTGGCCCTTTTGCAGATACTGAAGTGTAGGCGCAATGAATAACGCCATCCTTCAGCATCTTGCTTGCAATCTTGTCGTATTCAATCCACAGCTTGCCGCCAACAGTAGTGTTCCTGTGTTCTGGCTCAACCCACCACAAAAGCTCGTGAAGCTCGACAACGCCCGGACACCAAATGTTGTTTTGTTTCACAGCAATCAACGCACCCTTCATGTGATCGTCGATCAAAATAAAACCACGGCCTTGAATGATGGAGAACAAAAGCTCTTCCACATATTTGGGCATGTGATAGTGTGTCTTGCCAAGTGTCTCGATGGGGTACTCAAACGAGTACGCTTCCACAATCTCAAGCAGTCTTGGAATGTCGTATCTTGTTGCCAGTCGAATCATAGTCCGAATCGTCGCTGTGATGGTGCCTGTGTTACTGCTTGGCTTCCGGTAGTTGGTTCACCACCAAAATCAAAGTATGAGCCAGCAATAGCTGGGACTCGGTTCATGCTGTTATCGCCGGGGTAGAAGGCTTGCCAAATCTTTGGCGTTGTTCTAACGCCACCAACTCGGTTTTCGAGGATAGTTCGGAACGATGCACAGGAGATGCCAACAGTAGCCACACGACTGCGAAACTGCTCGTTCCAATCCTCAGTTATTGAGTAGTTGGACACGATGCCCTGATAACGCTCAAAGAACTGCTGTGTTGGCGTTTCGATGATTTGATTGTTTGCGTCAAGGAACCCGCGCCAAACCTTGATGCGAGAACCCTTAATTTCCGAACTCAGAATGATCGCTACGTTTGTTCCGTCAACACCTGTCAGAGAGATATTCAGGTCAGAACTATTGGCTTTGATGTCGCGCTTGATGTCTGAGATGCTGAGAAGACTGCCAAGGTTGGTGAAGGTTATACCATTCACAGTCACAGGCGCAGCAGCGTTGCAGAACGTATATACGTTCGACGGCATCGTCAACTCTATGAATTCGGCGTATCGAATAGACGAGCTATTCAGAGCCGTCATTGTTGTACTCATCCTGTAATGTCCTCTCGAAACACGAATGCTTCGTCCCAATTGACAAAAGCTCCACCGGGCGCAGGCGTAAGTGTATATGTCGGGCAGCGTTCTGCCAAGACGGTGAACTCACATGCGTTCCCAACACCAGCCAAAGTGCCAACCGTGGGAGTGCCAATTACGGGTCGATGCAGGCTTACGGAAACCGTTGTATTGACACCACGCAAAACATCTTGCGTCACCTTGTATGTGTAGTTGCCGATCTGAAGAAAATCGCCAGCTTTGAACACAATTTTGGTAGACGCAATGCTGGGCAAATTGCCAACAGATATGGTCTGCGAGTTTGCTGGCGGCACAGAAGCCAATGTCAAAGCATTGACCTGAGCCGTAGTCAACTCGCCTTGATAGTCTGTAAACCAAGCCAGATTTGCACTGCTGAACGTAATTGTTTCGGGCAACTGACGATCAAGGTTATCAATCGTCTGGATGATCTGACGCGAAGTGGCGTATGACAGATAGTTGTGTGGCGTGACCGTAAAGACCCAAGGCACGGAAGTCAGGTATTGAGCAACACGAACTTGACCAGAACGGCTGACCTGCTGGCCTACCGTCCTTCGGGTATTTACAGTCATCGACTGCTGGTTCTCAAAAATGGTTTGGAACGACATCATGTTCTCCCAAAGTTCGTTGCCATGTTCTTGGTTGCGTATTGGTTGGCCGACCAAATGGCTTGATTGCTTTCCAGCAAACGCTGCTCAAACGACTTGGCATCAATTGCGTTGATGTAGTTGTTGGTCACGTTCGTCACCGGAGTGTTATTTGCCAGCATGTGATTGGGAACGATTGTGCCCGAACCAGACGGCATGAAAAGTTCTGGGCCACGTTCGCCAACAAGATAAGGAGAGCCACCAGACACAGGCCCACCGTTCGCCCTTGTGCCAAGTCTTGCACCACCAAAATCCAAAGCATATTGGCTTGGACTCATGGATGCCACTTGAGGGATAAAGCTGCCAAGCAAGCCGCGAATCAACGTCATGGCCTGCAACTTCATGTTCATGATGAGCATGTCTTGAATCACGCTGCGAGTGAAATCCTTGATGCTCAACTTTCCAGTGCGAACAAACTGCTCGATTGCCGAAGACATATTCGACCACACAGCGTCATACATGCCTTGCACGTACCTCAAGGATTCGGCAAGCTCAAGATTGTTTTTCTTTGCATCAGCAACAAGTCTCATCTGCTGCTCATAAAACTCTCTGTCTTTGTCTGAAAGCAAGTTGTATTCTTCGCTTTTTTTCCAGACTGCAATTTGCTTTTCAGTCTCAAGAGTTAGCTCGGCAAGTTTGAGTTGCTTTTCAGTAGCGCCAACCATCTCAATTTGCATCTGCAAACGATCACGTTGGAACTCGGCTTCAATCTTTGCAGTCTCAGTCATGCGGTTGACGTTGCGCTCTGCATCAATTTGCTTTTGGTCAAGCTCTCGTTGTCTTTCTTCGGCGTTACGACGAGCGTTAATCTCGGCATCAAGCTCCTGAATAAATCGTTTCTTGCGAAGGTCAATACGCTTTTGCTCGGCTTCTGCTTCTGCTTCACCAACTTTGGCTGCGCGAATACGAGCCATCTCGACAGAAAATACACCAAATGTCTCTTCGTTTCGTTTGCGCTCTTCCTGCAAAGCCTGCGCCTTCTTTTGCTCAAGCTCAAGCTCAATACGCTGCTCTTCGTTTGCAGAAGCAATTCTTGCTTTGAACCTTGCATCAATTTCCAGCTTGGCTGCTTCTTCCGCAAACCTGATTTGAGAAGCAAGACCACCCGCTTTTTCGTAGCGGTTGATTGCGCTCTTTTCGCCATCAGGAACTTTGTTTGCAGATTCAGATCGCGCACGAAGGCGCTCAATTTCTTGCAGGCTTTCTTTTTGAGCAAGCAATGAATCAAGAATCTTTTGATTGCCAGCCTCTGGGCCGCTAAACAATCCGCCCTTTTTCATGCGGTTTTGAATAGTCTCAATCTGCTTGTCGAGAGCCGCAAGATTCTCTTGAATAGTCGGATCGCGCAGCTTTTCTTTGGTGGACTCAAACCACTCAGAGAAAGCCTTTGTGACGCTCTTCCAAGCACCCTCAAGAGCGCCAACTTGACGAGACTGAAGCTCAAGCTGAGTCGTAAGGGCAATTGCAACCTCACGAGCCGCCTCTTGCGTTTTGCCAGCCCTGTTCAATGCCTCGATGTATTTGAATTGCTCCAACGTCAAGAAATTCATCTTGTCGTTAAGAGACTTTGCATCAGCAGCAGAACCAGAAAGACCGCTTTGAAGTTCCTTTGCTGCTTCAGCGCCAGAAATTCCTGCCACACGCGCAAACGTCAGTACAGCACGCTGGACAGCATCAATGGATTGCTCTGTAAACTTGCCAGAGGCAACAAGCTCCATAAGTGCGTCTTTGGCGTTGCCAATAGACATGCCGCTTGCTTTTGCCATTTCACGCGACAGAGATTCAAACTCTGCAAGCGTAACGCGAGAAAAGTTACCAGTCAGTGCAAGCGTGTCATTGAACTTGTCAAGCTCTTGGTCTGCCTTGTATGCGGCAAATGCAATCGTCGCAAAGTAACCGCCAATGGCAGCAAGAGAAACGCTGAATGGAGTAAAGATTGTGCCAAGGGCTTTTATGGCGTTGCCCACGCCACCCATAGTGTCTTTTAACTGACCGCCTTGCTGAAGGAAGGCAACCAACACGTTTTGACCGCTGGCAACCTGAGTAAAGAAGTCAGTGACTTGGTATCCGACTTGCAGACGCTGCTGCTCAGTCATAACACCATTCATTTTCTTCATTGAAGCAGCTTGTGCGTCATACGCCCTAGCCTGCTCCATCAGTTTGTCTTTCACGTTCTGCGATGCGAACATGAAACGCCCGCGCTCAATTTCGCGCTGGATTTGCTCAACCTTGGTCAGTGTCTTGCCGTAATCCTCAGTCGCAACCCGAAGAGCCTCAAACTCACGAGCAGCAGCCTTAGTGTCTTTTTCAACCTGACTGGCAAATCCATGAAACTGTTTCTTGGCATCGCTAATGCCTTGGACAAGTTCACCGCTGTCGATGCCAAGGACAATGCCAAGTCGCGCAAGATATTGAGAAGCCATTACTTCTTCCTCCGGGCTTGTTTAGCCGCAACTTCATTGATGTATGTAGCCAACTCGTCCTTAAACAAAGCAACAACGGTATCTTTGTGCTTTGCAAGGGCGGGGCGCAGAAAAGGTTGCGGTGCAAGTTTCTTTGTGCCCAACTCTTGAGCAAGAGAAACTGCCGACTTTTTGACAGACACGACAGCAACGGCCACATCTGTCTGGTTAATCATTGTGGAACGTCGATCCGTGTCGTTTGGGATGCGGGCCGTCAATTTGACGGTATCGCGCAAGTGGATCGGATTTCGGGCATCACGAGGCTTTTCGGCATCATATGGTGCTGTGGACTGCACCTCCATCAAAACAGGCTGCATGGCCTCTTTTGCAGCCTTCACGACAGTTTGACGGGCAACATTGTCTGCACGGCCCAAGGCCATGATTTCGGACAGCTTGGATTCCAACTCTTCCAAGCCTTCAATCCGAAAAATCTCAGTTGCCATGTCAAGCCTTTATGTAGCCCTCCGACCCCGGTTTCATGGCAATGAAGGCCAGCAACTGA